ATTTATTTACTCTCTAGTCGTTTCTTTTCTTCTTCTAAGTATTCTTTTAACATAAAGACATAGACCTCTCGCTCGAACGGTAACATGTTATCAATATCTGATAAAGCATATTTGTGGTACTGCATCAAGGCAAAATTCATTTTATAATGATTTACCAAGCTGTCATGACAAAGGTTTATTAAAAAAAACTTTGCATTCCCTCCAGATGGATGGTATGCGCTTTGTTACAGACAGGACAATTATAATCAATAGTGTGGGATAGTTTTGGCATAGTATCAAAGAAACTTTGTATTTTACCAAACTGTTCCGATGTTAAATTGTTAATAAATTCCATTAGCTCTTCTTCAGTCTGTTCTTTTGCATGATATACTGAATCTGCATCGTAAATGTAATCAATTGAAGAAGCCACCAATTTAAAGGTATCCTCAGCAGTTACATCACCACCTTGGAGTTTCTTAACATCATCAATATTAGGATACTTCATAACAACACCGACTGTACCAAACAATTCAATTTTGTTAGTATGTCCTTCTTTTTCTTGTACAGTTATCTGTGATAGATCAACTGTGTGCTGAATTTTAGCCTTAGCGTTATCTTCACCATGATCGACATCGCAAGATAAAACGATATCAACAGTTTCACCGACAGACTTAGATCTTAACTGCGTGAAGATATATTCAATATCAAACATCGCCAGTTTACTAATATCAATAGTTTCTGTGATACAAGATTTGATAACTTCTTTTAAAGTATCAATCATAACTCTTTGGTCGTCACTTTGTTGAGCAACCAAAAGTGCTTTTTGATCTTTAACTAAAAATGGTCTGTATGTAACAGACTTCTTAGTTGAAGGAATCACCAAGTTATAAATTGGTGTGTTATTCATAGGTAAAGCCATAATTATTCTCCTTTAGACATATTGTTAATTAACTTATTCAACTCAGCAGTGCTACCTGTAAAGATAACATTGTTATTCGTCACTTCTTTTCTAGATCCCTCTTTAGGTGTATCTAGTTTTTGCTTCTGTTGATGTAGATCCAATAACTGTTGGTTTATATCAGCCAACTGCTTCATTAGATTTCCAACAACTTCAAATGCTCTTGGATGCTCAGACTGCATAGCCACATCGAGTGACTTCTGCAGTGCTTCCTGCCCTTGCTGGAGTAAAATACGAAGATTACTTCGAGTCACATCGAAGTCGTCTTGAATTTTATTTGTAGAGTTGTTAATAACTTCTCCAGTCTTCGTTATCACTTCAGTCTGCCCCCTTGGTTGTATACCAAACTCGGCAGATAATGTTTCATCAATCTTCATTCGCAATCCTTAATGATGTATTTATTAGAACTTCAATAATCCTGGAAGTTTAGTTACTCCATAGGATAGAACAGAACCAGTAACGAAATTACCAGCTGTAGTACCCAATGTTCTATTAAGAGTTTCTTGAAAACCAGTAAAATTGTTAGTCATCTTATCGATCAAACTAGTAGAAATTTTCTGGTCATCTGCTAATTGTGATATTTCTTTTTGTTTCCAGTATTTGTACTGCATATTAACAGTTAGTTTCATCACATCTTTAGAAGCATTATCTAATGAAACTGCATTAACATTCTTTGGATATGCTTCAAATAATTCAACTTGATATCTTGTTTTATCATTAATGTCTTGGACTTCAATGACAAATTTTGGTGCAATATAATTTTTGTAATATTCAAATGTTCTTCTATCGGGATTGGAGATTAAACTCATCCAATCATCAAACATTTTCTTTACTATCAAATCATTGTCAACATAGAAAGTTAAATTTATTGGCTCGTATAGTTTTTCATATGGAACTTCACGGAACTCGCCGAAGGTTCTATTTTGAACAGTAGAATAGTTAATCCCTGGAAGTTGAACAGAGTCGCAAAACAATAAAATTCTTCTTAGATTACCTGGATTTATGCCACCTGGAGGTCTCATTTCTACAGCAAATCTATTGGTTCTTGCTAACGCACCAGTTTTAACTTCAGAAATAAACTGGTTAATTTTATTTGGTTTAGCATCTTTCCTTGCATTATCTTTACTAAGGAATGGTAAATTAAGTGCCATTTTAAACCCTTCTCATTTTCTTGATCGAGTCCGACCAAATTTCTTGTTTACTTGCACCGACAAATCGTTCAACTGGGAGCAACATAGCAGTTGCCCAATCTGCTGCATCGATCTGTCTAAATTGTGTTCTTACATGTCCAGTTAAGTATTGCTTAACGCATGGTTGCGCTGCAGCGAATCTAGAAACTCCATCTATAACCTGCCACGAATACTTTAGTCTAGTTGTTTCATCCATACGATTGTTAGATTTAAATACTAACAAAGCATCTAGGAGTCTAATCCTTAGATGATACGGAAGGTAATGCATGTTTAATCCCATGAATCCATCTTGAGTTCTGCTAAAAGGAAACACCAAAGGAAATCTATCGTAGTAAGGTAACTCTTTTTTACCTTTAGGATCATAACCATACATGTATAGTCGTCCAGGCATAATTCTAGTGACTAATTGATCTGTATTACCATTTAGCACTTTCGCTGGAGTGAGTTGTTGCTTAGTCAGCAGAGTGACTTGTTGTTCGAACCATCCTTTAGACTTTCTAACGCTGGTAGCTAAGTCATATTTGTTTCGTTCGAATACATCGAGCATTGGTGATTTTTGAGCCATACTCTTATTTAGGTGCTAGACCCAACTCGTGTTCGGTTATAATCTTGAACTCCCATCCTCTATCTTTGGCGAATTCACTTGCTGCTTCCCATTTTGCTTGGTTTTTCATAAACGCTAAAGACTCTTGTAAGTATCTTTGTGTTCTCTTTCCAGGATAAATAGGTGGTTGGGTTTGTGTTTTTGGTTTAACTTCAACCAGATAGGTTTTGCCTGTAGTTACGGTAATCTTAAAATCCACAAAATAACGATGAATACGATTATCTGTTGGACATTTGTAGGGTATAATAGTTTCCTCAGAACTCCACTTTAATACACTAGGATTCTTATCACACCAAGAAGCGAATCGTGTCTCCCAGCTGGATCTCATAATAATGTTTGAGGGATCCCCTGTGTATTTTTCTGGGAATATAGGAATATACTTTCTCTTGTGGAACATAAATAACTAATTAGGATAATAACAACCATATTTAGGTTAGGGACAAAAATGGTAGCACCTCTTGCTGGAATAGCAAATCAATTCAAATCATCTCCCTCAGTGACTCAGTCTGGACCACCTACAATGGGTAGTACACGAGGAGATGCTTTACATCAAGGAAATGCTGAAACCTCCCCATATGAAGTTAAACAACATATGTATCCAAACGATTTGCTATCAAGAAATAAAGATGGTCAAAGCGAATATGGTGGAAACTATGTTGTGTTTTATATCAATATTGCAGTTGATTCTAAACTAGCAAAATCTCTAACTGCATCTAATTTTGTAGACAATATTACACCAAGAGATCGTGGAGATCTTATCGCTCAAAATTTATCAACTGAAAAATTAGGTGTATCGCAAACTGGATTAATTGTTGGTGGTGCTGTTCTTGGTGAAGCACTTGGTGTTGGTAAACTAACTGGAAGTGCAGCTTTATTAGCTGAAGTTGGCGCACTAACTACTACAACGATGGCTGCATCAGCATCTCGTGCTCAGAGAAGATTAAAGACTGCTATTGCCATGCATGTGCCAAATCAATTACAGATTAGATATGGTATGCAATGGGGCGACGATGATACACTTGCTCTTCAGATGGCAACTACTGCTTCTGAACAATTGACTCAGGCAGTAAAGGCTGGATCTGTAAAAGGTGCTGCAGAACAACTGGGTGGACCAGCACAAGCTATTATTACTAATCTAGCATTATCAAAAGGACCAAATGCATCAGCATTATCTGCAGCTACTGGTATGGCTGCAAATCCTAAAAAGGAACAGATATTCAAAGGAGTTGATTTTAGATCGTTTAGTTTTGATTATCAATTCTTTCCTAGAAGTCCAGAAGAAGCGCAGAATGTCTTAAACATTATTAAAACATTTAAGTTTCATATGCATCCAGAATTTAAAGATGATAATAATTTCATCTACATTTATCCATCTGAATTTGATATATTCTATTATAACAATGGTGTTGAAAACCCAAATATTCATCGTCATACATCTTGCGTGTTAAAAGAGTTATCAGTTAATTATACACCAAATGGTGCATTCAATACATTTGATAATGGTATGCCAACGCAGATTAATTTAACAATGAACTTTCAAGAATTGGGTCTTCTTACTAAAGACAAAATTTCGCAGGGACTATAATGTACTTCGATCAATTTCCAAAATTTGTATACGACTTCAAGATTGGTGGCACAGGCACAAAAACTGTAGTTACTACTGACATAACTAGAAATATTCGTTTTAGAAAAGAACTATTAGAGAATATTGCTCTTTATGATGAGTATGATATAGTGGATGGAGAAACACCAGAGATTATCGCCGAAAAGATATATGGTAATGCGGAATATCATTGGATTATTATGCTTGCGAATCAGAAACATGACTATATTTCTGACTTTCCTTTGTCTGAGTATGCACTAGAAAGACATATAGTAGATACCTATGGTGCTCAACGATATGCAACAAGATACTATGTTAATGCTGCAGGATTTGTTGTGAACTCAAACGCAACTGGTGCTGTGTCAGTATCGAATGATGACTACGAAAGATCTTTAAATGAATCCAAACGAAGAATTAAAATAATTTCACCTAGTATTATTACAACTGTACTGACACAATTTAAAGAATTAATCTAATGGCTTCTAGTCAACAATTGAGATATGCTGGCGATGTCAGCATTAATAAAGTTAAGATAACAACTCAAAAAGGTTTTGGGCAGGATATCACTGGACAGGTTTTAAATGTACAGTTTTATGAAGATTTGTTCTCACCATTTATAACTGGTAGTATAATCGTTAAAGAATCATTAGACTTAATTAATCTATTCCCATTTATTGGTGAGGAGTATCTTGAGTTAGATATTACAACTCCAGGTTTAGCAGGTAAAATTAATGGTCTCAAAGGGACATATTACATTTACAAGTTAACAGATAGAGAATTACTAGGCGATCGTTCAGTAATCTATCAATTACATTTCGTTTCAGTTGAAGCCATAACTGATCTTAATAAAAAGATTAGTCGTGTATTCGGTGATAAAGTTTCAGATTTAGTTAAACCATTTTTTACAGATAAAGTTATCGGTTTAGAAACTAAAAAGAAAGTATATGTTGAACCAACATTAAGCAATGTAAAATACATTTCTAATTACTGGTCTCCAGTTAAAAATATTCAGCACTTATGTGAACATGCAGTGAACATGAATAAGACCCCCAACTATGTTTTCTTTGAGAACAGAGATGGCTTTTATTTTATTAGTTTAGAAATGTTATATCAAGGTAAGATGTATCAAGAGTTTACCTATGACAAATACAGTCGTGATAAACTACCAAATGGAAAAGATGTTCGAAATGTAAACGAAGACTTTAGAAGAATTACAGATATTAGCATTCCAGTAGCATATGATTACATGGATAGAATTCGTAATGGTATGTTATCTTCTAGACAAATAATGTATGATGTCACTAAGAAAACATATGCTGTTAAAAACTATAATATGTTTGATAGATTCCCAGAACAAAAACATTTAAACAAGTTTCCAATAAATTCTGACAAAGCAATCTTTAGAGCAAACTCTACTCTTATAAATTTAACAAAAGATTATGGCAACTTTAATGGATTTGAAGATGTCACTAATTCTAAATCATTTCAAGAACGAATTTCAACAATGAAGTTGGCAGAAGCCAATAAACTTCAAATTACAGTTCCAGGAAGAACTGATTATACTGTTGGGCAAAAGGTTGGTGTGGTTTTAAATAGAATAGAACCATTTTCCGCAAAGGACACAAATACAACAGACAAAATGTTTTCTGGTTACTATCTAATTGCAGCTATCAATCATCATGTTGATAGAGAAAAACATGAATGTCATATGGAACTAATTAAAGAATCATCTCAGATGGATATGAATAGGAACAAATAATGAATTTTTACTATGGTGTTGTAGAGAATAGAATTGATCCGTTAAAACTTGGTCGTTGTCAAGTCCGAGTAGTTGGGCTACACACGCATGATAAATCTCAGCTACCAACAGCAGATTTACCATGGGCACATCCGATGCAGCCAGTTACTTCTGCCGCAATGAATGGTATTGGTAGTTCTCCTATTGGTCCAGTTGAAGGTACATCAGTAATTGTTATCTTTGCTGATGATGATAAACAACAACCAATTATGATTGGTACAGTTGGAGGAATTCCATCATCACCAGCACCTATTGATGCAGATGATAACACACCAATTACTTCTGCCGTAAAAGTAGAAAAGATAGAACTAAGAACTGTTCCTGGACCAACCAGTGGAGTGCAATTAACATTTTATGATCCAGAATATGGTTCTACTAACTTAACAAAAGATTTAAAGCCAAACATGAAAGTTGTGGCTTTTGGCATTCCAACAGAAACTACTATTGTTTCTATTGACAGTGGTACTAAAATTACAATTAGTAAACCAGTTATAAAATATCAAGAGAACATTGTAAATTTTGAGGCTGCACCATCTAACCTAGATGCGATTCAGAAAACTAAAGTAAATGATTTTATCGATAGTATAAATCCATTTAAGGCTAAAGATCCAGTAGCCAAGACTCCTGTAAATTCATCTATACCCACTGTACCACCACCAAAAGAATCTCCAAACGCTGCTCTTTCTACGCAAGGTATTAAAGCACTTCTTGCTGCAGCAGATAAAGTTGGTTTAACAACTAAAGAACAAAAGTGCGCATTGTTAGGTATTTGTGGTGGTGAGAGTCGTTGGATTACACCAAATGATGAAAAATATCAATATAATAAACCTGCATATTTAAAACAAATTTTTTCATTTGCAACAGATGCAGAAGCAGAGAAATATTCTAATGCCGTTAAAAAGGGTATGACTCGTTATGAGTTTTTCTCATGGGCATATGGACCAAATGGTAATGGAAAGGCTCTTGGAAATAAAACCAATGATGAAGGTGGTAAATATTATGGAAGAGGATATATTCAGCTAACTGGTAAACCTAATTATGAACTATACCAGAAAGAAGCTGCAAAATATGGATATAATCTTAATATTGTCAATGATCCAGAATCCATAAACACTGACATTAATGCAGCTGCTGTTATTGCTGCATTATTCATTAAATTAAGAACTCCAGCTGGAGTTAGTCCTAATGCTCATCCTGGATATTTTTATGCAGCGAAAGCGAGGGTAGGTAATAATACTGCAGAAATTGCAGCACTTAAAAAATCTTACTATGAATACTTTTATGGATATACATCTGATGTAGGTGCAGAAAAAGATGCTGGACCAGCAAAAATAGAATCTCCACCAGTAGGTGTCGTTACCTTACCACAACCATCTGCAGAGTCAGTTAAAACTGGATCTGATACGATTGGATTTAGAGACCCAAACAATAAGTATCCGCTAAAAGATTATGTTGGTGAACCTGATACCAATCGTTTAGCAAGAGGAATTATAGAGGGCACTGTTCTTAAGAAAAAAGATGTATTAAGAAAACGAACAGTACCAAAAGCCAATAATGGAGGATTTTGGGATCAACCAGAAGCAGCGTATGGTGCAGAGTATCCATTCAATAAAGTATTCGAAACAGAATCTGGGCATGTACAAGAATTTGATGATACTCCAGGCTATGAAAGAATTCATACATACCATCGCACAGGAACATTTAGTGAAATAGATCCTTCAGGTTCTCAGATTAATTATATTATTGGTGATAATTATATTATCATGGATAAAAATGGTTGTGTATCTGTTGCTGGAGAGTTGAACATTACAGTAGATGGCAATACAAATATTTACGCTCGCAATGATGCTAATGTGCAGGTGGCAGGTAGTGCAACAGTTAATGTTGGTAATACATTAACTGTTGGAGTATACAGTGATGTTAATATGGCTGTTGGTGGTAACTTTAATCTTAAAGTTGCTGGTGACTATAATGTACAAGCTGCAAATATAAATCATCTAGCCGATAACTACCTTAGTCTTAGTGCAAAAGAGTATAGTCTCGTTTCATCTGGATCTATCAACATGCTCGGCTCCAGTAAATTTAATCTCCAGTCTAGCGGTAGTATGGATATTAAAGTTGGTGGAATACTTTCTGCAGATTACACTCAAGGACAATTTGGTAATGGTGCAGCTGGAACTGAAACTGTTGTTGTACAACCAGTTACTCTCACTCCACCTGAAATTGGATTGCCTACATTTAAAACTATACCATTTGAAGTGCCAAAGGAAAGATCGTTTGAAGAAAAAACTGCTGCAGAAACTCCAGATGATTACGATACTGCCGAAGGTCGCAGATTATTAAACAAACAACAAATAAAAGAAGGACAAGAGACACCTGCTCCAGTCGTTGCCGTAGAAGCAGCACCTCCAACTAAAGGTACAAAAACAAATATCCCTGTTGATTGTCAGATTATCTACAATACTAAAAACTTTACCAATGATTTTAGAATGTCAACTAATTTTATTTTAGGTAAGTTAATGGAGGGTGGTGTCGGTGGTAAACATAAGTTAGTTGATCAGATGTTAAAAGATACTAAAAATGGTCCAGATAAGTTGTATACTGTTTCAGAAATTGTATGTAATCTTGCTCAGACTTGTCAAAATATTTTAGAGCCAGCATTAAAAGTTTTACCTAGAGGCATAGATGGTTTAGGTAAAACATGGACAATTAACTCAGGATATCGTTTAAAAGGATTAACTGGTGGTGAATCTCCGACATCTGATCATCCTAAAGGAAGAGCATTTGATATTGGAACTATGCCAAAAACTGGAGATTTTGAACAATTCAAAAGAAATTATGATCTTATTGTACAGTTAGAAAAAATTCTTCCATATGATCAACTAATTTTAGAATATCAGTATCCAGGTACATGCTGGATACATGTATCTTATAACGCAAATTCTAGAAGAAAACAAGCATTTACTATGGTAAACCATCAACCATATAAGGGTAGTATAACTGGTGGATTTGTTCTGCTTGAAAACATCCCAGCACCACCTAAGAAACACTAAGGAAACATAATGGGTGGCTTTGCTAAAGAAGGTGATTTGTCTCAAGGTATAGATGGACCAGCTACTGCTCTAACCTATAAGAACCAAGCAGTTAAGACTTTTGTTCAAGGAATGAGAATAGCACTTGTCGGAGACCAATACCAGCCTCATCAGGTAGGGGTGGTTACTCATAGTGCTGCACAACGAGAAATTACAACTGGATCTTCAAAAACATTCTTTGAAGGTAAGGCAGTAGCCAGATATGGTGATTCGATCGCCGATGGCGATAAAGTTGGTGGCGAAGGTTTTAACACTTTCATAGAATAACCTAAATAAACGATATGGCAAGAATAACTAGACTCTTTTCAGATTTGGACCTTAACTTCACAGTTCATCCTGTGACTAAAGATATAACACGCAGATTTGATGAAGATGCTATCAAACAATCTGTTAAAAATCTTCTATTAACTAGAAACTTTGAACGACCATTCCATAGTGAGATTGGTTCTCCTATTAGACAGTTATTATTCGATCTACCTGGACCGATGTTCAATATTATGCTTCAACGAGCAGTCATTGATGTGATTAACAATTTTGAGCCAAGAGTTGATATTATAGATGTTAGAGTGGATGATTATTCCGATGCAAATGAAGTTTATATAACTTTAGAATTTAAAATAGTCAATACCGAGAGACCACTTACTCTCGAATTAGCCTTAGAGAGAACACGATAAATGGCAGTCACAACTACTAGTAAAAGAATGAGTGTATCAGAGTTAGACTTTGATACGATTAAAACTAATCTTAAAACATTCCTTAAAGGGCAGTCAGAATTTCAAGACTACGACTTTGAGGGATCTTCTATGGCAGTTCTTATAGATCTGCTGGCATACAATACTCACTATAATGGTATCTACACCAACCTTGCTGTCAACGAAATGTTTCTTGACTCTGCAAGTAAAAGAGCATCAGTTGTATCTCTTTCAAAGATGTTGGGTTATACTCCGAGATCTGCAGTATGCGCTAAGGCAGTTGTTAATGCTACTATTGCTTCCCCAACCTCAACACCAGAGGTAGCAACTCTTCCTGCCAATCAACCATTCTTAACTTCTATTGATGGTAAATCTTATATTTTCTATAATACAGAAGATGTAACAGTTGCAAGAAATACTGCAGGAAGATATGTGTTCTCCAATTTAACTATTGTAGAGGGCACACCACTATCATACAAATATACTGTAGCGTCTGGTGTGCGTTATATTATCCCCAATGCTAATGTAGATGTTTCCACATTATCGGTTTCAGTTCAAGAAAGTTCTACATCTGACATGTATGAGACTTTCACTAGAGCAGAAGATTTAACATCAGTAACAAGTATCACTAAAGTATATTTCTTAAAAGAAATTGATGATGGACTATATGAATTAACTTTTGGTGATGGAGTTCTTGGTGTTGCTCTTCAAACTGGTAATGTCGTAACCATAAATTATTTTGTTTCTAGTTTAGATGCCCCAAACTCCGCATCTGTATTCACATATAATGGTTCTGCATTACTGGGTAGTAATTTATCAGTTGTTACTGTAGATTCAGCATCAAATGGTGTTGCCTCAGAAGATATTAATTCTATTAAGTTTAATGCACCAAGACTGTTTGCTGCACAGAATCGTGCAGTCACCCCCGATGATTACACAGCATTAATTTATAGTAAATTTCCTGCAGCACAAACTGTTTCTGTTTGGGGTGGTGAGGATAACAATCCTCCAGTTTATGGTAAAACATATATTTGTATCAAACCAAAGGATGCTAGTAAGTTAACCAATCAACAAAAAGAACTAATCTCAACTGAGATTCTTAATCCAAGAAGTGTAGTTTCTATTACACCAGAAATTGTTGACCCAGAATATTTTAATATTAAGGTAACTTCTTTTGTTCATTATAATCCAAAGGAAACTTCTAAGACTCCTGCTCAAATTGAAACTATTGTAAAGAATGCAATTCTTGATTATGACGAAAACGAGTTGCAGAGATTTGATGGAGTTCTTCGTTATACAAAACTAACAGGTATCATCGACCAAGCAGATGCATCTATTGTTAATAACATCACTCGTTTGATGGTTCGCCATCCTCATAGCCCACAGTATGGCGTTAATGCTCAGTATGTTTTAAATCTAATTAATCCTATTTCTCAGGATGGTGGTAAACAAGGTGAGGTATTCGCATCAACTGGATTTTTTATTCCAGGAAGCACTGAGATTCATTATCTTGATGATGATTCTTTTGGTAATATTCGTTTGTATTATTTAAATACAAATTTAGATAAAGTTATTGTGAATGCATCTCAAGGAACTATTAATTACGATATTGGATTGGTTCAAGTTAACGGACTGAATATTTCATCTTTAGATGGACCAACATTTGAATGGCAAATTAAACCTGAGTCTTATGATATCGTTTCTGCGCTAAATCAAATTGTACAAATTGATCCAACTTTATTAACTGTGACTGCTATTGCTGATAATACTGCAAATGGCGATCTAGGTGCAGGCTATAACTATCAGTTCAATTCTATTAGATCATAATGTCAAGAACTCAATTATCATCTGTTGTTTCTACACAGATACCTGAATTCATCAGGGAAGATTATCCTACATTTGTTGCTTTCGTAGAAGCATACTATGAATATCTACAAACACAAGGTGTAGATCTTTCTGCTACTAGAGACTTAGATAAAACTCTTGATAAATTTGTTATAGAATTTAAGAAAGAATTAGCACACAATCTTCCTGGAATTGTTGAAGATGAAAGATTTATACTATCTCATATCAAAGATCAATACCTAGCAAAAGGTTCTGAAGCATCTTACAAACTTTTATTTAAATTACTGTTTGGTAAAAATGTAGAGTTAAAATATCCAGGAACTCAGATGCTTCGTGCTTCTGATGGAAAATGGAATCAAGAAATTTCAGTATTTGCCCAAGTCGATTTTGGCGACCCAACCACTATTGTTGGTAAACTAGTAGACATCCAAACTGCATCTAGGCTAATCAGAGTTCTTGTTGATAGAAAAGAAGACCTTGTTGGTGAAGTTGATCGTATTGTAGCACTTGGTGGTAATGTTTATGAATTTTTCTTAGATAAAAAATTCTTTGGTGTATTAAAGCCAACGGACAAAATTAAATATAAAGATATATTTCAAGCAACAATTTTACCAGCTACACAAACTCCAACAATAGTACAACCTGGAAGAAATTTTAGAGTTGGACAAGTTTTTGAAGTTCGATCTGGAGCTGGAACTGGTGCTCTATTAAAAGTTACAGCAGTTGATGACGATAACGGTATCAAATATGCAGAATTTATTAAATTTGGTATTGGATATAATGCTAACTTTGCAGTTAATATCTTAGCAAGTAATACCATAAATTCATCTTTTAATAATACACCTATTGCTTCTATTAATAGAATTGGTAATGATTTAGAAATTGGTGATATTACTCTTGGTTTTGATGAACAGGGTTATATTAACTATGGTGATGTTTTCGCTGCAGATTATGTTAATGGTACATATGCTGGTACTGTAGTTCGTGAATTCTCATTAAATTTCCGTAATGCTCAAACAGATTCTACGGAACCAGCTATTATTGAAGTAAATCTTGGAGCATTAGTAAAATATCCTGGATACTACACTTCGAATAATGGTTTCTTAGATGATGCTATCTTTATTCAAGACAGTAAATATTACCAAGCATTTTCATATGTTTTAAAGATCGATGAGAGATTATCATCTTATAAATCTGCTGTAAAAACAATGTTGCACCCTGCTGGTATGGCATTGTTTGGTGAGTATAATATTACTAATAATATTGATTTAAGTATCAGTCTCGAATCTTTGGTCAAATCTCTTGGTATTGGTTTAAGAGATAGTTTTAGTTTAACAGATTCTGCAACCAGAAACTTTGGTAAAGCACTATCAGATTCTGTTGATACACCAATAGAATCTTTAATATATTCATTCGGTAAAGTATTAGCTGACTCTATAAATACACCAACAGATGCAGCTACTCTTTCTACAGGTAAAGCACTCTCAGATAGTATTTCAACACCAACTGATTCTTCTTGGGTTCATTCATTTGGTAAAGCACTAGCAGACTCTATTTCAACACCGACAGACTCAATAACTGCTAAAGAAATTGGTAAAGCATTAGCAGATACACCTATTATTTCTGAGACACTTGCACTTAATACAACTAAATATATAACAGATACAACAGCTGGGTTTACAGAAAGCGGTATAGTTGGATTAAACCCATACGCTGGACAGGATTATTTTGCACAAACATATAATGTAATCACAGGATCTACAATTAGCTAAAATAGCTATAATTTAAGGAGAATTTTATGGAATTAGAAAATACACTAAAAGCGACTGGTATGGTTCGCATTGTAAAAACAAACGCAGCTGGCGAAGTTACTCAAGATTTTGAAGTACCTAATCTAGTTGTAACAACAGGTAAAAACTTCATTGCATCGTCAATGATTAAAACTACCACAAATAGCCCTGCAGCTATGACTCATATGGGTATCGGTACTAGCGGAACAACTCCAGGTGCTTCTGATACCGCTTTGTTGGCACAAACTGCTCGTGTTTCATTATCAGCATCTGTTACTAATAACGCTGTTACATACACTGCTACATTCCCAGCTGGTACTGGTGATGGTGCTCTTCAAGAAGCAGGTATTTTTAATGCTTCAACTTCAGGTACTATGTTGTGCCGTACAACATTCTCAACAGTAACTAAAGGTTCTGGCGACACTGTTGCTATCACTTGGGTTGTGACAGTAAGTTAATTTTTTAAGGTTCCGATAAATGGCTACATCGTCTTCTCTAATTAAAACTATTCTCCATAAGAGTCTTGCGGAGGGTATTTACAGGGATGTAACAACCAAAAGTTCTAACTACTACTATTTTCTTGGTAGAACATTAGAGTGGACTGATGCAAGCAACCCTCCATATCCTATTGATAGCTATGCTTACGAACGAGCAGTGCGAGATGATATTATAACATTAAAATCTATCGCACCATCTGATGTAGCATTTGTTATACCAAGAACTAATTGGACATCAGGTACTGTTTATGACATGTATGATGATGAATATTCAACTGAAGTTCTTGGTATTAATATTGTGAATGGCGGAACTGGATTTACCTCACTTCCTGTTATTACAATCACAGGTGGTGGTGGCGGAACAGGTGCAAAATTTTATCCGATAGTATATGATGGTTCTATTATTGGCATTGAAGATGTTGGTATTGCAGATACATCAAAAGGATCTGGATATACATCTATACCAACAGTAACTGTTACTGGTGGTACTGGTACTGGTGCTGTTCTTCAAGCCATAGTAAATATTGCACCATCTGGAAAGCAGAAACTTGAAGAATGTAATTTTTATGTTCTAACAGAAGATTATAATGTCTATAAATGTTTAGACAATAATAACAATGCAATGTCAACATCTAAACCCTTAGGTACATCAGTTTCTCCAATATCTACTGCAGATGGATATGTATGGAAGTTTATGTATAATGTTCCGATCAATTTAAGAAATAAATTTTTATCTGAAACACAGATGCCAGTTGTTTCTGCATTGACAAATCAATTTTATTCTAATGGTGGTATGGATAGTATTATCATTAATAATAAAGGAACAGGTTATACTACAGCAACAATAGCTATTAGTTCTAGTGATGGGTATCGTGCAGAAGATCCAACATTTTTAAATTCTATCTCACTTAATAATTCTGGTGGTAATGGATATATTAATCCAACAGTAACTTTCGGTAATCCTATTCCTAGTGCCACTATTTTTATTTCTAGTGCTACTTTGTTTTTAGGACAAAAGATTTATAATAGTGTATATGATTTTTATGAGGTAGTTACTCCAGGAACTGTTTCTTCCGTAGAACCAACTCACAGATATGGAACAGTACAGAATGGCTCTGCAGCATTAAAATATGTTGGAACAAGAGTAAAAGGAACTGTATCTACAACTGGAACAACTGTTAGTGCTGGCAATTTTATTGTTGGAGTTAAGTATACAGTTGCAACTTTAGGAACTACTACAAACACTCAGTGGAATACTATCGGTGGAACTAGTGGAGTCACTTATAGCGTAGGAACTACATTTACTGCTGCAGTAGCTGGAACTAGTCTTGGTAATGGAACAGCAACTACCAAAGCTATTAGTGGTGTAACACTAAATGGTGCAGTTAGAGAAATTAATATGATCACTGCTGGATCAGGATATCTTTCTGCTCCTACAATCGCATTTTCTGGTGGCAGTGGTTCTGGTGCAGTAGCGTCTGCCAAAATGAATGGTGGATCTGTAATGTATTCTATTATTACCAATCAAGGTGATGATTATACGAGCGCACCAACAGTAACATTTGGATCAGCGTGGACAGCATTGTCTTCTGTTCTAGTTAATGAACAGTACTCTGCAAGTAATGGTAAATTATACACAGTAACTTCTGCTGGTTATCTTGGTTCTACTACACCAACTCATACTTCTGGAGCAGTTATTAACTCTCCAGCATTTGCATTTTCTACAGCACTAACTTTAAATAGTACTGTATATGTTTCTGGTAGATTATATAAAGTTACAACTGCTGGAACGACTTCTGTTGGAACAACTCCGACTCATACTTCTGGAACAGTAACAAATGGAACTGCAGCGTTATTATATTTGGGTGCTCCAGCAACATTAACATACGCTGGTATTGCAGCAACAGGAACTTCTGTTTTAAGATATGGATATGGTTACTCTGCTTCACCTTCTATCACAATCACAGATGCAAATAGAGTTGGAACTATTACTGCTCAATTAGCTTGGAACACTTCAAAATCAGAAGCCAAACTACTTCCAATTATTGACAATGGACAAATATCTGGTGTTATTGTTGAAAATCCTGGAATTGGATACTCAACAGCCACTATAACTGTTACTGGTGATGGTACTGGTGCTTTGTTAAGTCCAGATCTTAATATTGGTACAATTCAATCACTACAAGCCAACAATGAAATTTTAACTACACCTGGAACTATTAATGCAATTAAAATTATTTCTGGTGGTTATGGTTATGGTGTAGCTACTATTGAAATTCAAGGTGATGGCACAGGTGCCACAGCAACAGCAGATATTGATACTGCCAGTGGTAAAATTAGAAAGATTACTATTACTAATCCAGGACAAAATTATACTTTTGCTAATGTGGTGGTAACTGGTAATGGTGATGGTGCTAAATTAAGAGCAATTATGTCTCCATATGGTGGACATGGTAAAAATGCACCAAATGAATTATTTGCAACAACACTTATGTTTTATAGTAATGTATCAACAGACTTAAATCAGGGTGTATCTGTAAATAATGACTATCGTCAAATAGGAATTGTTAAAAATCCTAATCAGTATAACTCCGATCAAAAATTCCAGGGAACTATTGGATCAGCATGTTTTATTGTTGCTGGCACAATTAATACTACACAATTCGCAAGAGATACTAATATAACTATTACCAGAACAGTAGATGGCGATCAATTTGAAAGATTGTATAGAGTTGTAGCATCATCTTCTACTAGTGCTTTAATACAATCATTAGATAATGACACACCATTAATTAATGATACTTTTGCAAACTTAGATGGATATACCTTTACCGTGACATCAGTTGGTGCTCCAACAGTAGATAAATATTCTGGTCAACTTATGTTTATTGATAATAAAGCAGGGTTCACTCCTTCCGATCAAGAAACTGTTACACTAAGAACAGTTATTGGTTTTTAACATAAATAGATTAGAAACAACTAAAGAGAACATTACGAATGGCTATCGATTTTAACACCGAACCGTATTACGACGACTATAACGAATCTAAAAGATTCTTGCGTATTCTGTATCGTCCAGGATATGCTGTTCAAGCACGAGAACTCACACAAATGCAGACTATTCTGCAGAATCAAATTTCTCGTTTCGGTAACCATGTATTTAAAGAAGGCTCTTTGGTAATCCCAGGTGCTATTGGTTTAGATACTAAAATCGGATATGTTAAATTAGCATCCACATATGGTAATGTTTTAGCAGATTCTGTAGTTGCAGAATTTAATGGATTAACTATCGAAAATGCCTCTGGAGTTCAGGCACAAGTTATTCATTATAGTTCATCTTCAGGCGCAGATCCTGCCACATTCTTTATTCGTTATTTAAATTCTGGTGACAATAATGCCACAAAAACATTTTCTAATGACGATGTTTTAACTAATTTGGCTGGAACAAATTCTGCTGGTGACGCTGTAGCTGCAGGTACATATACGGTTCAAGCAGCATCATCCTCTTCTACTGGAGTAGGATCTATTGCCACTATACAACAAGGTGTTTATTATATCAAAGGGCACTTTGTTTTAGTTCCAGAACAAAAAATTATTCTGGACAAATACACAAATACTCCATCTTATAGAATTGGTTTAGCTACAACAGAGTCTGTTGTTACAGCTGAAGAAGATACTACTCTATTTGATAATGCACAGAACTCATTTAACTATGCTGCTCCAGGTGCTCATCGTTATTACATTGATGCTGTACTAACTAAACTTTCTACTGACAGCACTTCAGATACTGATTTTATTGAGTTGATTCGTGTCAACGCTGGACAAACTCAAAAGATTGTTGACAAATCAGAGTACTCATATCTAGAAAAAGAATTTGCTCATAGAACATATGATGAATCTGGTAATTACACAGTTAAGAATTTTGAGATTGATGTTCGTGAATATAGAAATAATAATCGTGGTGCTTGGGTAACAGGACAAGTTTATTTAACTGGTGATGTTGTAACCAATTCTGGTAAAACATATGTTGCTAAAAATTCTGGAACATCACTAAACAATACACCTCCAACTCATACATCTGGACTTGTTTATGATGGTTCATCTAGCGGTTCAGGTACAACAGGTATTCAGTGGGAATACAATGAAACTCCTTACTACAACAGAGGAGTTTACACACCAGCAGTTGGCTCTAATCTTTCAACTAACCAAGCAAATGAGGCAAAATTAGCTATTGGTTTGGAGCCAGGAAAAGCATATGTGCAAGGTTATGAAATTGAGAAACCAGCAACTGAATATGTCACAGTACAAAAAGCAAGAGATTATGTTTCTGTAGAGAATTCAGTTATTCCAGCGACTGTTGGTAACTATGTTTTAGTAACTAATTTAAATGGTGCTCCTGGAGTTAATAGTTTAACTCAAGTGACTCTTTACAATAGAGTAACATCAGCTGTTGGAACTATTCCATCTGGTGCTACTGCAGTTGGTACTGCTCGTGTTCGTTTTATGGAATACCATAATGGAACCATCGGTGCACAAACTGCTATCTACAAACTAGGTTTATTTGATGTTCAAATGACATCTGGATATGACTTTAATAGAGATGTTAAATCTGTTTACCATGTTGGTTCTTCTGATGATGTAAACTTAAATTTCACTGCAGATATTGAAGGTACTGCTACAGTAGGATCTGGAACATTAGTTCGTTTAATTGGTTCTGCTACTGCATCAAATTCTCAAACAATTACTGGTACTGGAACTTCTTTCCAGACAGATCTTAAAGTTGGTGATTATGTTTTCTTAGGCACTGCTCTAAGAAGAGTCACCGCAGTTGGATCACAAATTCAAATAACTGTTGATTCTAATATAACTATTACTGGTGTGACAATTGATAGAGTTGAAACTCAAATTTATGAGCCAGAAAACGCTTCTTTATTGTTTCCGTTTCCATACTATGCAATTAAATCTATAAGTGATACAAATTATACTGTATATGAAACTTTTACAGGTACAGTATCTTCTGGATCATTTAGTATAACAACTTCTTCTGGTACTATGGCTTCTGCTGCAGATCAAGATAATTATACTATTATTGATACTAGCGCAGCATCAGGTGGTGCAGTAATTACACCAGTGACCATCACTCCATCAGGTTCCACTACCACTATTACTGTTAATACTTCTTATAATGGTCGTAGTGTTTTTGTTATCGCTGCAGTAAATAAGAGCGGTGCATCATTAACTAAGAAAACGAAAACATTAGTTCCTAATGCAACTAAGACATTTACCACTCAAGCGACTGGTCAGGTAACTCAACTGTTGCTTGGTAAGGCAGATGGATATCGTTTGATTTCTGTTAAAATGAAATCTGGCACATTTGCATCTTCTAGTGGAAGTTACGCTATCGATATTTCAGATCGTTTTATCTGGGATGATGGACAAAGATCTACTCACTATGATCAAGCAAGATTAATTCTTAAAAATTCATATGCTCCACCAGAAGCACCATTTGAGGTAACATTTGATTACTTCACTCATGGCGCAGGGGATTACTTCACTAAAGACTCATATGTAGACATTAGTGATTATGGTGCACTTCCTTATTTCCAAGGTATTGCATTAAGAGATGCTATAGATTTTAGACCAAGAATTGACGATGCTGGAACATCATATACTGGAAGTAACGCATCTATAACATTACTACCAAAGCGTGGTATTGATATTACAACTGACTTCTCATACTACCTAGCAAGAAAAACTAAAATTGCTATAGATTTTGGTGGTACATTCTTTGCAATTAATGGTGTGTCATCTTTAAATCCTGGAGAGCCACTAGACCCAACACTTGGTTTGGTTCTTTATAATCTAACATTAGAGCCATACACATTCGGAACATTAAATAATAATGTTCAGGTTAATCGAATCGATAACAAACGATACACTATGCGTGATATCGGTAAATTAGAAAAACGAATTGATAATCTAGAATACTATACTTCATTATCATTGCTAGAACAGCAAACAGAATCTCTAAACATTACAGACGCATCTGGTTTAGACAGATTTAAAAATGGATTTATTGTAGATAATTTTGCAGGACATAATACAGGAGATACTTCTTCTCCAGACTACTTGTGTTCTATTGATATGGAAAGAGCAGAACTGCGTCCATTCTATACAATGCAGAATGTAAACTTAATTGAATCTGTTTCTTCTGATAGTGCTCGTACTTCTGCAAAATATAAATTATATGGTGATGTTATTACATTACCTGTAGTTGATCATCTTCCTATTGTTAAACAAGCATACGCTTCTCGTTTAGAAAACATTAACCCATTTGCTGTGTTTACTTTCCTTGGTGATGTTAAAATTAATCCATCATCTGATGATTGGTTTGAAACTGATCGTCGCCCAGATATCGTTGTTGATATAGAAGGTAATTTCTCAACAGTTAAAAACTTAGCTGAAAAGGCTGGTGTTCTTGGAACTGTTTGGAATGCATGGCAAACTCAATGGACTGGTGCTCCAATTAGCACTGGCAGTATTAAATACACGACTGGTGGTAACTGGGCTTCTCGTCAAGGTGATGTATACTTAACACAAGCTGAATTACAAGCCAAGTTTGGTATTACTTCTTGGGGTAATGCTCGTCAAATTACAGTTGAAACTACTGCAACTCAAGTTGGTCAAAACAGAACTGGTGTAAAAACTAGCCTTGTTGAAAAGATTGATAGACAAGTTGTTGGAGATCGTGTTCTATCGACTGCAGCTATTCCATACATTCGTTCAAGAAATATTCTTGTTCAAATTCAAAAGTTAAAACCTAATACTCGATTCTATCCATTCTTCGATGGTATCGATATTTCTGCATATTGCACACCAGCCACTAAAATTGCTTATACTCCAGCTGGTGCTGACGATGCTGCAAAATTGGTTACACATAATAAATTTAATACTGAGACTAATGTTGGTTCTAATGCAACTGCAACTACTCGACAAATTAATGGCGACAGCCAAGTTTGTTTAAATCGTGGTGATGTTATTACTGGTGGCACATCTGGTGCAACTGCAGTTGTTGTTGGTAAAGAATATAACATCGATGATAATACATACGCTTTGTTTGTATCTAATGTTATAGGAACATTTTCTACCACAGAAACTATCACAGCATCTAACATATTAGGTTATGCATCTGCTGCTACTGGAACTGTTGGAACAGTTACTACTAAAGCATCGGGTAGTTCATTAATCTCCAACTTTAATGGAGATTTAAATTTACTCTTTAATATTCCAAACAACGATTCATTAAGATTCCGTTGTGGTAGTCGTGAATTAAAATTAGTTGATGCTACAACTGCGACAGGAGCGTTCACTTCTCGTGCACGAGCAAATTATCGTGCAGAAGGTATTATTGAAACTAAACAAAGAACAGTTCATGCAGTTCGTAATGCAGAGTTAGCACAAGAACCACTCGAAGATAATCAAGTTATTACACAAACTTCTGAACGAGTTGTTGCTGATACTGGTTGGTGGGATCCACTTGCCCAAACATTCTTAATTGAACAAAAGGGTGGATGTTTCTTATCTAAAGTTGATGTATTCTTTGCTACTAAAGATACAGCAGTTCCAGTCACTATCGAAATTCGTGAAGTGGTTAATGGTTATCCTGGAAAACGAGTTCTTCCATTCTCTCGTGTTACACTAAAACCAGAGTATGTTAATATTTCTGAAAACACAGTATTGCTGGATGGTGTAGATGTTGCTTCTTATGATACAGCTACTACATTCACATTCCCTAGCCCAGTTTATGTTCAAGAAAATACTGAGTATGCAATCGTTTTAGCGTCAGATTCAAACAATTATAAAGTTTGGATTTCTCAAGTTGGTGATCAGATGCCTGGAACTTCTCGTACTATTTCTGAGCAACCATATCTTGGTTCATTGTTTAAATCTCAAAATGCTTCTACTTGGACAGCAGATCAAACGCAAGATTTAAAGTTTACAATTTATCGTTGCCAATTCCAAACTAATCAAGATTCTAATGTAGTGTTTGAGAATGATACTTTGCCAAATGTAACTTTAGTATCAGATCCATTTGAGACTAGATTACCTGCTAGTGGAACAAACTATAAAGTTCGTGTATGGCACGCAAATCATGGAATTCCATCAGGTTCTAAAGTTACTATTAGTGGTGTTTCTGCTAATGTCAATGGAATTCCATATGCACAATTTAATACAACACATACAATCAGTGATGTCGATTTAGACAGCTATTGTATCACTTTGGCTGGTGCTGCAACTTCTTCTGGATATGGTGGTGGTTCTGCTGTTAGAGCAACTCGACATGTTCAATATGATGCAGTACAACCATTAGTTCAAGTTCAGTCTTTCTCTGAAACTCCGCTTAATTTCCGTCTAAAGGGTATTAGTGGTAAATCTGTAGATTCTACTACTCAATCTGCTTATACTCGAGATGCATCTTACGCTGGTGTGCTAGTTAACGAAACTAATTATTTTAGTTCTCCAAAGATGATTGCGTCTTCACAAAATGAGGCTGACACATCATATGGTTTAAGTGGTGATAAATCAGTGCAATTCAATATTGTTATGAGCACAACTAATGATGCGCTATCTCCAATTATTGATACTCATAGAACCAGTTTAGTTGCTGTTCAAAATAAGGTTAACAATCCTTCAGAAACTAATATGAATGTGGCAAATTTAGATTATAACACAATCTTATCTGCAAACACAAATATTGCATTTACTGCAGCGACACAAAGAATTAGTTCTTCTAACTCTACTGCTAAAGCTGCATTGGCTACTTTAACTGTTGGCAAATATCTAGTTGTTACTGGTGACACTCCAACAGCAAATAACCAAACATACCTTATCACTGAAGTTGCTTCCGATGGCTCTTATGTAACATTGAGTGGACCAAATGCAATCCAAGACGATACTGCTGGTGATGCCATTACCTTGGTTCAAAGAGAAAGATTTGCTTCTGAAATTGCTCCAACAGAAAGTTCTACATATAGCAAATATGTGACCAAGAAAATCAATCTGGCAAACCACTCTAACTATCTAAGAGTTAAATTTGCAGCTAATATCCCTGCTGATGCTAGCGTTGAAGTATGGTATAAAACTAATATCGTTGGTTCAAACACTGCATTTGAAAATGCAAAATACACTCAGATGACAGTAGATTCTATTGTTCCTAATTCTTCAAATCAAGAAGGTAAGTTCTATGATGCTTCTTATTCTTTAGATGACTTAGTGTCATTTGATGCTATTCAAATTAAACTTGTTATGAAGTCTACTAATAGTTCTGAAGTTCCAAGAATTAAAGATCTTCGTGTTATTGCTTGCGTATAATGGAAGGTTTTGTTAATATACAGAATAAGGAAGGTCTCGTGAGAGACCTATCCACTGGCGCAGTCATAAATACAAATAGAACTGATTATGAGAATTATTTGCAAAGAAAAAATGCAGTTAAACAATTAAATAACCAAATTAAACAAAACTCTGATAAGATCGAAAAAATTGAATCAGATGTAACAGAGATAAAAGAAATGCTCGCAATGCTTATTAAGGGTAAACAATAATGGCAACAATCGTACTTCGCAGTGTAAAGGGCAGTCCGCTAACGATTGCAGAGGCAGACGCTAACTTTGATAACCTGAATACTGAAGTTGGTTCCAAATTAACAGCATCTGAATATACAGCTGCAGATGTTCTAACTAAAATTAAAACTGTTGATGGCGCATCTTCTGGTTTAGATGCAGACTTGCTAGATGGATTAAATACTAGCAGCAGCGATACTACTGGAAACTCAGTTGTTACTCGATCTTCTGGTAATTTCTCTGCTGGAACTATCACTGCTGCCCTAGTTGGTAATGTAACAGGCAATGTAACAGGTAATCTTACAGGAACTGTTACTGGTAATGCAACCAATGTATCTGGCATTGTTTCTATTAATAATGGTGGAACTGGAGCAACTACAGAATCTACAGCAAGAACTGCGTTAGGTCTTGGAACTATTTCTACACAAGCAGCATCTGCTGTTTCTATCACTGGTGGTTCTATTACTGGCATTACTGATCTTGCGATTGCTGATGGTGGTACTGGTTCTTCAACTGCAATTCAAGCCAGAACAAACTTGGGATTAACCATTGGTGCTGATATTCAACCATTCTCAAATGAATTAACTAATATTGCAGCACAAACTGGTACTGGACTATTCATTAAAGGTAGTAGTGGTTCGTACTACCAGAGAACTATTACAGCTGGTAATAATATTTCTATCACTAATGGTGATGGTATTTCTGGCAATCCTACTATTACTGGCTCATCAAATCCATCTGTAAATTATATTGTTAAAACAGGTACAAATGGTGAAGGTGATATCGGACAATCTGCAAATAGATTTAATGTAATTTATGGTACTTCCACTTCTGCTCGATACGCTGACTTGGCAGAAAGATACACAACTGATATTGAATATGCTCCAGGAACAGTTGTTGTAGTTTCTTATGACGAAAATGGTGCTGAAGCAACTCAAAGTTTTGGTGTGAGTCAAAGAGTATTGGGTGTTGTTTCTACAAACCCTGCATTTTTAATGAACGATGAAGCACCTGGACAGGCAATCGCTCTCCGTGGTCGTGTTCCTACTCAAGTAGTTGGTCCAATCAGAAAAGGTCAACCATTAGTTTCTATGCCAGATGGACATGCTGCAAGTGGTGACCATCAAAATTCTTTTGCCATTGCATTAGAAACAAACTTAGACTCAGGTATTAAATTAGTTGAATGTGTAATTTTATAATGATTCATGACAACCCATCCAATTGTCTTTCATAAGACAAATGTATCTCTTTCAGATATACTAATCCCAAAAGACTTAGTGGTCTATCTTAAGACCACTGAGACTTGCCAACTCAACTGCCAACACTGTTTTACAAATGGTGTCAACGGTAAAAAGATATACTTTAATCCCCAAAGAACTGTAGACTGGTTTGAACGACTCCACGAGGAATGCCCATCTTTTAATGGTGGGAATATCACATTCCATGGAGGAGAGCCATTCCTCGCTCCATTAGAAGACATGTACTATGTCTGGGATAAAGTATCAAAGATATTCCCCAATCTTAACTGGTCATGTTCGACTAACCTATGTTTCAATCTAACTGAAGACCATATGGAGTTTTTCAGAACTGTTCTAAAGAACGGATTCTGTACTTCTTGGGATAAGGGTATTCGGTTTGAGAATGATAAACAAGAAGCACTTTGGCGAAAGAATCTTCAAACCCTAGTAGATGCAGGACATAATATTACGCTTAACATTAGTCTGAATAAACAGCTAATGGAAATGGATACTACTGAGTTAGTTCTGTGGTTGAATACTTTAGGTGTGAATTGGGTTCAATTCGAAAGGCTAACCCATGATGGCTCGGCTCTGGTAAATACTCACATATTTCCTGCAAATAAAGATCAAGATGACTGGTTTGTTAGAATGCACGAAACCTATCAGACAATAAAACCTAAATATAAAGATGTCCTATTGGAAGGTGTGTATTCCTCTTTAACTAAAGGTATACATGGTGGAGTTCGTTGTAGAGATTGTGAACAGAAAATCTTTACGATTAATGCCGATGGAACTGTGGCTGGATGTCCAAATGCTGCAGTTGGTAATGGGTTCGGAGATATATTCCAACCTATTAGAACTTTGCTCTCCGCCAGAGGAAGAATAAATAACATTACATGCGAGATAGAAAGAGACCCTCGTTGCTATACCTGTGAAGTATTTGATATCTGTAATAGCGACTGCCACCAACTGAAATGGCAGGGAGATATCTGTGCAGCACCAAAAACACTAATGCAAAGGTTAAAGAATGACGACAGCTGGCACTAATATAACGAAAGCAAATATTACTGCTTCGATGGAAGCACTTAAATCATTCAATAATGATATTGTTTGGCATAGTGGTAATCAACCATTTCAAACAGATATTACTGGTGGTGATGCTACTGGTTATGCAACTCAAACTTACGCAGATGAAATTTCAGATACTAATGTAACAGCATCTACTATTACATTAAATTTTATAGCATATGCTAGACTGTTATCTAGAATTAGAAGTGTTCAATTAAAGAAGTGGTATCAAAATCAAGGTGACCCAAGATCATCTCTGCAATTTGATGGGACGGAAATTACCAATTTAAATACTAACTATGATGCTGTTGCAGCTGGAGTTTCATTAAATGGAACTACTCCACCTGCGTCAGAAGGAACAATTTCTGCTTCTGAATTAGATGCATTTGTGAATTCTTTATCAGAAGCTATTACTGCCAATAGAACTAATACAGTTCTTATTGAAGAGTTTTATTGCCATAGCAATTGTCATGGTTCATGTCACGGTAGTTTATAATGTATATTGTTCCATTTGATTCTGATACACTAAAGAAAATTATTGTTGGTGAAATTGATTCACCAGAAGTTAACTATAAAGATTCGAGTATTAAAGGTAAGAATTTTATTACCTATTTTAGCAATTTAAAATATAAAACAATTAATATTGAGTTCGCAGATATTTCTATCGATGAGAAGAAAGAACTATTGTGTGAATATATTAAACACAATTCAACTGCTAATATTGAACAGCTATTAGTCACTGTTATTAAAATTGTATTCTATCAAAAAGGATATGATTTATCTTTAGTTGATAAATCAAAATCAGATGCTGAATATCTACAAAAGAGTATTTTAACTAATTCTGAAATTAAAGAATTCGTTCAAGAAAACGAACAATTAGTTAAAACATTATGTAACATTTTAGACGGAACTTTGCTTTATGCAATTAAAAATTTAAATGCATATAAACAAGAAATGGGCGACTTTATCACAAACAATATTGTAGTTGATAAACAAGAAGTAGGAAAGACATTTGTTAATCTATTTCAAAATGAAACATTCAATTCTCATTATTATGCAGCTATCCCAAAATTTGACGATATAAAATACTTTGAGTTTTATTTCGACAGACCAATTTATTCAGGCAAAACTTTAATGTCACATATAACTGAGGGTTGTATTATTTTTCCTTTGTTAAGAATGATATTAGAAACACCATTGACTGCTGAACAATTTAAATCTATTTACGAAGAGACCAATGTTACATCTCTATAATTCCTGTTATGTCTATCCAGACGCAATGTTTGATCCGTCAATTTCTGATTATATCGTAATTGGGCAGAAACATAACATTTTAGGTGTTGGAGTTGAAAATAGTTTTTACTATAATAATGTTATAGTGAAACAGTGTTCTGCACGATTTGCGACATATGAAGATTTTATTAATGGTAACTTAGTTGAACCACTATGCAGTAATAGAGAAAAGTTTATCATCTATTGTGATGATGATACTATGATCAAATTATTTACTGCAAAAATTAAATCTCATATTTTTAATTTTGATGAGTGTTTATTTCTTGAACTTGCAAAGTTATTTGGTGTTCGTTTAAAAATTAAATCAAAGTTAATTGACTCTAGTAATAAACAAATTATTAGCGATCTCGGCGATAAGTTTATCAATTTAACTAAGTCATCTAATGTTAATAAATTTGAAATGTCTCAATACTGGGTTTGGGAAAACGCTGGAATTGAATGGAAGATCGCCAATAGAAAATGTGGTGTTCCAAATAGGCATATTGATATAGTAACGGATCTTATTAATCGTTATGTATATTCTTTCTTTGATGAAGCACAAGCAAGTTACCTTTCAAGAAAAGAAGATGGCTGGGCAACCGATCCAGTTAATCAGCAATTTAAAACAGTAGTTTCCATGAAAGATCTATACATGGAAATGAGAAAAGAATTGGCTTTATTTACGGATCCATTAATTTTGCAATTCTTTGAGACTGGTGTCACTGAAGAACTATTAAACGATCCACAATTTCTATTATTAGTATCTAATGATAAAGTAGACACTTGGTTGCTTAGATGGCTACTTAAATTACCACAATCAAAAATTACAGATTTGGATTTAATAGCATGATATACCTATTCGATAATTGTTACCTATCAACTACAAATAGTATTGTTGAAACCTGCAAACAAGTTTGGATAGGTACGCACCCGAAACTTCAAGATCCAATGATTGATCTTACATATGATATTTTACATTCTTATGAAGAGATCGATGACGAGCAACTTGACGAACTATTCAATAAGATTCATCAAGATCACTCAGATGTAAAAACTATAATTTACTGCGACATTAATAATTTTATGTATGTTTACTCATACTTCTTTAATGGTGTTTTAGAAAAATCTGCTGTTAAAGAGTTATACTCATTTGATATGCTTAAAGAAAATTATAGAATTGGTACATTTGCAATTAGAGATGTAGAGTTTGTTGATTTACCAAAGACTCTGAAAGGAACAGATACATCATCTACCTTTTCATCTTTATTAACTGAAACTAGAATTGAGATCGCTTTTGCTAATTCAGTTAGAGGTAATGAAGATGCATTTAATTTTTGTGTAGATCGTGCCACAAAAATATATGATGGATCTCCTGGATTTTGGGAAAGGGATGCGGAGCAGAATTTGCCAGCACTACTTTCAGATGAAGAATTTACAATTGCAAATTTAACTAATGAAGAGTTTATAGAATCATTTGTTTCTCAGTTTAAAGTTGATACTGTTATTGCAAATAATATATTACCAATACTACAGGAAAAATTTGGGTTTGATTTTATGACTCACTATTTTACTGTTATTAATGATTGTGCAGATTATGAAGAGTTTTGGGAAGATCTTTCTAGTTTAAATAAAGAAGACTTTATTAAAAACTATATGCTCGATCCAGCTAAGGCGATACATCTTCAGTTAGTATTTCCCAATCTTTCTAATTTTGATTCAATCAATCCAATTTTTTGGAATCAAATTTTAAAAAATAAAAACAATACATCATGGCTTAATAAGTACAAAGTGAAAAATGGAACTTATAATTAAACCCACTGAGTTATG